TTTGTGGGCTGAAATGTCGCTAACTGAAACTAGGCAAGAGCTAGCAGACCTCTTAGAACAGTCTGGCTACACTACATACGCTTACCCTAAAGAGCAGATGTACGCGCCTTTTATTACGTTAGTACCCAATAACCCTTATGTTTCTAGGCGCACTATGGGCGCGCTAAATGTTTCCTACACGCTCACGCTAGCTGTAGCAAATAACGATAACGGCGGCGCTTTAGCAAACCTAGAAGAAATGATCGAAGCAGTAAACGAAGTAGTGCCTAGCGGTATCGTTATGGGCAACTTTAGCGAACCTTCTACAGACGACTTTAACGGAATGACTTTACTAACCAGCACCATCACACTAGACCTAGTTATAACCTAGAAAGGCTACAAAATGGCTATTAAATACATTACCGGACGAGATTTAACGCTAACGATTAACTCCGTTACTTACGCAGATGTCGCTAGCAGCGCTACCTTTGCTCTCACCGCAGAGCGCGCAACTATAGAAGCACTATCAGAGCCTAAGTACGTACAGACCAACAAGAGCGCTACGCTAACCGTTGATCTCAACCAAGACTGGGGCAGCACTTCGCCAGCGTCAGTCTGTGACGCACTTTGGACGGCTTGGAACACTGCGCCAAATACTTCACTAACAGCGGTGCTAGGTGCTAACGGTAAAACCATTACTTTTAAAGTATTCCCAGAGCCACCAGATTTTGGCGGCGGTGCAGCTGACCAACTCACCAGCTCTATTAGCTTTATTGTAGATATGGGCGAAGCAATTACATTCGCCTAACTAAACGAAAGGAAACGGAACTATGTTAATTGACGTAAAACACGCCGAAACAGCATACCAAGTAGATTTAGACCAAGTTTGGGTATGGGTAAGGCTAGAGCGAGAGCTTAGCCTTACCATTACCGAAGCCCAAAAGAAAATGGCTGATAGCAGCACCTATATTATTACTTACGCTATCTGGCTTGCTTCAGATACAGAAATCACTTATGACCAGTGGCTAAAGGATCTAAAAGAATTCGTGGTGGTGGACGATAGCCCAAAAGCCACGAAAAAGGCACGATCCGGCACGACATAGTTTTATTAGCAGTAATAACCGGTATCCCACTACAAGACCTTAAAACTTGGGGACTATCGGACATACAGACGGCTTGGAAGGTACTTAATGAGCGCGAAACCTAAAAATTCCAGCGTTACTATTCAGCCTTCTAGCGCCGAAATGCGCAGTTTGTATCGTGCCTTTAAGCAGATGGACAAAGAAGTGAGCAAGGAACTTAAAGCCGAAGTGTACAAAATTTCGGACTATGTAGCCCAGCACATCAAACGCGCTGCCGAAACTGCACCTATGCCAGCTCAAGCAAGGGCTGTAGCTGCGACAACAAAGGCGCGTAAAGATCGCGTTCCTACTATCGTTATTGGCGGTAATGCTAGGGCTAGAGTGTCGCGCAAGGGTACAGCCAAAAACCCGAAACCTTATGCTGGCGATTTAGTTTTTGGATCAGAATTTGGTATGCGCTACGACAAGCAAGCTACGCTTACACGCCGATACAAAGACAAGCAGGGACGCTGGCGCACTAAACAAGGGACTGGACTTACTACACGCTTTCCTAACGGCGGCGCTAAATTCCCTACACGTAGCCCGCGCGAAGGGCAAGGTAACGCTGGCTATTGGATTTTCCCAACACTAAAGCGACTCCAGCCGCGTATCACTAGGGACTATCACGAAGCGGTATACCGTTTCCTTACAAATACTTGGGGTAAATAGTGTCTACAGTCAGACAGTTAAAACTTAACCTTTTAGCGGATACTTCAGACTTCCAAGCAGGTATTAAGCGCGCCACTGGCGAAACCCAAAGCTTCCAGACCAAACTTAAAGACAGCGCGCTAAAGATAGGTAAGTCTTTCGCTATTGCTGGAGCAGCCGCCGGCGCTATGGCTCTAAAAATTGGTGTAGATAGTGTTAAGGCGGCTTTGGAAGATCAGAAAAGCCAGCGCCGCCTAGCAGTAGCGTTAAAAAACACTACCGGCGCTACATCAAAGCAAGTTAAGGCTGTAGAAAAGTACATTACTAAAGCGTCACTGGCTAACGGTATTGCGGACGACGAATTAAGACCAGCATTTCAGCGCCTAACGCAAGTAACCAAAAGCACGACCAAAGCGCAAGATTTAATGAACTTGGCGCTAGATGTTTCGGCGGGAATCGGTAAGAGTGTCGAGAGCGTGAGCGTCGCACTTTCCAAAGCATACGGGGGTAACCTTGCCGGACTTAAAAAACTTGGTATTGGTTTAGACGCTAACACCATTAAAAACAAAGATACTAAAAAGGCTTTCGAAGAATTATCAAAAACTTATTCGGGTCAGGCAGCCAAAGCTTCAGAAAGCCTAGAAGGCAAAATGAATCGCCTGAGTGTGGCTTTAGGTGAAACTAAAGAAAGTATCGGCGCTGCGCTTTTGCCTTTTGTGGAACGCCTAGCTACTTTCATGACGGTAACGGGCGTACCCGCTATCGAAGGCTTTGTCGGAGCTTTCACCGGTAAAGACGGTAAAGGTTTAGACGGTATTGCTCTCAGTGCCTACAATCTTGGACAGAAACTTAAAGCCGGTCTTAAATATGTTATAGATCACAAAAATGATTTTGCGGCTTTTGCTGTTGCTTGGGGTACATTCTGGGCAGCAAATAAAGCGCTAATTGTGACTACAGGTATTGTTAAGGCGCTTGGAACTATCCGCGCTGCTATGGCTGCGACAACTGCTGCCAGTGCGCTGGCGGCTTCTGCCGAAGCGGCGGCAACTAGAGGCGCTTCACTCGCTGCCGCTACTCCGGCTATTCTTGCTATCGCTGCCTATTTTGGTATGAAGGCTTGGAGCTGGTCACAAAGTAGTGGAAACAAGACACCGGTAACTTCTGGCGGTAATGGAAGTAGCGCAGGTAGTGGCGGCGGCGGCGGTAGTAGCTGGGGCAATATGGGCAGTCCAAGAAGTGGTTATGGAACTCCGACTAATGGCAGCGGCTACGGCGGTAGAAACCCACTACGCCAAACCAGCGTAACTAACGTATTTAACCTAAATGGAATTGTGGACGCTGAAAGCGCTAGACGCACAATAGAACGCGTTATGCAGGAGTCCAGCCTTAGAACAAAACCTATTAACTTTGTTGGATCTGCGATATGACCTATGACGGAATAGTGAAAGTATATCGGCATATTGCCGGCACTACTGGCGACGCTGAAATAACGCAGTGGATAGATGTTAATAGCATTAACATTAACGGCGGGCGCGCTTCTGTCACTGAACAACCCGCAGCGACTGTCGCCACTTTCACTATGTTTACACAAGCTGGAGAAAACCCAGTGCCGCTAGATCTCAATGAGCAAGTGCGCATTATGTCTTTTGGGACTCCTGACGCTACCTACGGCAGCTGTTGGTTTATCGGACGGGTTAGCGATACTTCCGTAACTATAGACCGCTGGAGCGGTGGAGAAGGGCTAGTAGCAACTACCTACACGCTCACTGGAGATCTTGCGCTATTAAACCGGCGGCAAGTAGGCGGCAGTGGCTACCCTAAACAGTATGACGCTAACCGCGTTAAAGCCATTATTACTGATTCCGATCTACCTGCCAGCCAAATAACTAGCGGCGCTACCTATGAAATAGCGATCTATAACAGCGGTGAAACTACGGCGCTATCTTTAGCCCAAGAAGCCGCTAACAGTGCTAAAGGCGTACTTTATGAAAAGAATTTTCTTAGCAGTGGCGCATGGTTTACAGCAATTTTCTACGACACAAGCACGACAAGACTAAATAACACTAAATATTCTTTTACTAATGACGAAATAAACGCTTTAGGGCTTAACCTTTCGGCTTCTATGACCCAGTGCGCAACAGTCGTAAAAGTGACTAACTATGCCGGTACGGGTACTACTTACACCGCTTCCACTGGCGTGACTAATGCCTATGGCTTTCAGTTAGGCACTAGAGAAACTACGCTTTATAACAGCACAGACGCTAACACTATTGGTCAGGAACTTTTAGCCGCTAAAGCTGAACCGCAGTACCGCATAGGATCTATTACCGTAAATCTTGCTTCGCCAGCGATATCTTCACAAACACTAGGACTACTAACACCGCCGGAAATAGGGACACGTATTAGTTTTATCCTTCCCAGTCCACTAAATAACGCGAACCTTGTACCGGTTGAGTATGACGGCTTTATCGAAGGCTACAGTGTGCAATTTTCACGCGGACAAATTAACGTAACCCTGAACCTATCCAATTACGGCGACTTGTACCCCTACACTTATTGGAATAACGCAGCTTCAGTAACAGACACTTGGAACACTGCCTACGCGGCGGCGACAACTTGGAAAGGGATTATTTAGTGCCTACGACAACTAACAACGGCTGGACTACTCCAGCGGACACAGATTTAATACGTAACGGCGCTTCGGCTATCCGTACACTAGCTTCAGGTATAGATAGCACTGTAGGCGGCTGGACACTGTATACGCCTACCGTAGGCACTGAAGGCGGCTCTACAAACTGGGCTTTAGGTAATGGAAACGCTACCGGACGCTACCAAAATGTAGCCGGTAACATTAACTTCGAACTGCGCTTCGGTATCGGATCTACGACAACCAAGGGAAACGGCGTATTACTGCTAAGCCTACCAACGTCAGCAAATACCTACATAGAACCAAACTTTTACACCGGTGTGTTCTATGACGACTCCACAACAACTTATTACCCTATTTTTGCGCGCATTCAGTCTAATCAGGCTAAATGCTATGTTCTGAACGGATCAACTTTAAGCGGCTTAACTGGAACAGTCCCAGTAACTGTTGCTACTTCCGACTACATCATAATTAACGGCTCATACGCTGCCGCTTAAAGAAAGGGCTAGAAAATGGCTTGGAAAGATCCAGTTAAAAACCCCGTCATTTCTTGCGATTTTGGCAAGAAGGGCACATTATGGCGCGCCGGCTATCACACTGGCATAGATTACGCTTGCAAGATCGGTACTGAAGTAGTCGCTGTAGCAGACGGAAAAGTAATACAAACTAACTGGGGCGCTGGGTACGGTATTCACGTAGTTATCCAAGCCGGTGTCCACCGCTTTATTTACGCGCACCTATCCAAAGCAAACTGGGACGGACTTAAAGACGGCATAGTACGACAAGGCGAAATTATTGGCTGGAGTGGAGCAACTGGACACGTAACAGCACCGCACCTACACCTAGAAGCCAGAAAAGCACCATACCGCTACGCCATTGACGCAGTAGACCCTAAAAAGTGCGTACAAGGCGGCAAAAATGAATAACCTACCTAAAAATGTGTCTTTCGGGCTTATTGCCTTTCTTGCCAGCTGGCAAGCTACAGAATTCGGGCTAAATTATCGAAGTTTAGTAGGCGCTGTAGTTGCTGGGCTAATGGGATTTCTTAACCCAAACACGACCCAAATTGTCACTAAAACGGAGTAAGATTAAGTCTGAGCAGTCCAGCTTGTAAAGCCTTTCGCATTCTCCTTTGCGAAGGGCTTTACTTTTCGGACACGCCGATAAAACTAAATGCTGTTTAATGTTGCCAAAATGAGCCTATGGGGCTACAGTCTGGATATGGACAAAATGCTAACGGCAGCCCAAGCCGCAGCGCTGCTACAAGTAACAAGGCAGACGCTACGCAACTGGGAACGATCCGGAAGTATAGAAGTGGTCAGAATAGGCGGAACTGTCCGCTACCCACTATCAACGCTCACCAAAGAAACGGGACAAAATGAAAAACCTAAAGAATAACCTTGCACAAGTAGCGCACCTATCCGGTGCAGTGACTATCGGTATTGTTATCGCGTATATAGATCTATCTGTAAAAACTCTCGCTATTGTTGCTGGCTTCACAGCTCTCTTATGGTTAGCGTATTCGTACTGCGAAGAAAAAGAATACGCCAGCGATAACCCAATCGCAGACCAAGTAGCAAAAGCTCAAGGCTTCGACCTTTCCAGCCTAGATAAAAGAGATCGCGGGCTGTAATGAAACCCGCCGCTTTTAAGAAAGTTTGGCGGGACTTGTACTGCACAAAATGTCACACTATACAAGGCTTCACGCTGGCTTCAGTAAAAGGCTACAAACACTACTTCTGTAACCAGTGCAATCTATTTACAGTAATGGACTTCACCGGCGACACATACGCTAGAACAGACAAAATGCAAAGAATAGAAGAAACTTTGCCTTACGAAACGGAACAGAACTAATGGGAAAAAAATTAACCGGTATGAACTGGCTGCGCTTCCAGATGAAGCGCAACGGCTACACCAGCTTAGAGCAAGTAGCACAAGCCGCAGACCTTAACAGAGGTAACTTGTGGCGATACTTTAACTTGCTGACCCGTCCAAGTATTGACGTACTACCAAGAATTGCCTACGCGCTAGACGTAGAAATGCTAGAAGTATTGGCTGCGCTAAATGTGAAGGCTTACTAATGAATGATTTAGTAAAGGAAATACGGGACGCATTAGACAAAATGCAAAAAGCCCGAAATGAGCTGATGAAGCTTTGCGAAACTCTAGAAATGGTACTGGAAGGGCTTAAAGGGGACAACTAATGGGCGGCTATGATCTTTCGGAGTATGTGGACGCTAAAACAAGGGTATTGCTGTTTTACAAGAAATATCCAGAAGGAGTCTTACGCTTCGAATTTAAGGGAGTATGTGAACATAACCCCGAAATGATCTGGGGCATAGCATACGCCTACAAAAGCCCAGAAGATTCACTACCAGCCACCGGCACAGCCGCAGAACTCGCAATAGGTAGAACAAGTTTCACAAAATTTAGCGAACTACAAAACTTGGAAACAAGCGCTTGGGCTAGAGCAATAGGCGCGCTAGGTATCGGGCTAGAAAACGGAATAGCAACTATGCAAGAAGTAGCACTAGCCAAAGACCGGCAGACAGCCCAGCCAATAAAACGCCTAGAAGATCAGCCAGCACCACGCAATAATCCGCCAATTAGTAAGAAGCAAGTAGACCTAATAACGGCTATGTTTAACAGTAACCTTGCTGAACGAGATGAATATATCGTGGCTTGGAAGATAGATAACGGGCTTACAGAAAACACTAAACTTAACAGCTACCAAGCAAGCGATCTTATAGACCAATTAAAAACTGAAGGCAGAGTGCCAGTATTTAAGACAAGGAGCAGGGAATATGACGCAATCAAAGACGAATAGTAGCGAGTGGGACGCTGGCTACAGCGCGGCACTAATGCAACTCCGCGAAAGAATAGCGGCAGATCACAAGAAGCCAGCCGCACCTATTAAGGGAGTCTTAGAACATATTCAGGATCTACTAGGACGCTGTAAAAACTGCGGCGGCTGGGTGTACGGTGACGGCAGCTGCCTAACCTGCGCACTATCACAGGCTAATGGTAAGTAATAGCGAAGCAATCTGCGACCTATTTCAGTCGCTCCTATTAGTGTGGCTGATGTGGGAAGTAATGATTAAATAAACTTCTTGCTGGCTTGCTTACTGGGTAGGAAGGTAAGCCAGCAAGAACCCTTGTAAATGTCTAGGTAAGACTTAAACTACTGGCGCTCTAATCAAAGCGTTAAACCTGCGTTAGAAGCAGTTACATTACGCTGGGCAGAATAAAACCAGCAGACAAGAGCCTAAGCCTTAACTACTAACCGGACTGCCAGTAGTTGCAACACCCAAAGACTTAGACACATGGCGCAGTTGTCAGAAATGACCCATACGAAGCAAGCGACCTTATACGGCGAAGCGCGACTATGGCTGCACTAAGCCATAGTCTGCCCAGCTCACTAACCGGCGAAACCCAAAGAAACGGAACAAACAACATGGAAACAGAAGAACTAAACAAACTACTTAAAGAAACAATCAAAAGCCAAGAAGAACTACTAAAGATCTACAGGGAAATAAACGCTAGCCAATACAAGATAATTAGAGAGATAATCGGATTAACTGAAGTTATCGAAGTAGCTAGGGGTAATGATGTCGAAGGCGTGGAGTAAAGGTAGTACGAGATCTTGGCGTGAACTGCGTCAGCGTGTACTAGCAAGGGACGGCTGGACTTGTGCCTATTGTGGCAGAGAAGCTAACCAAGTGGATCACGTCACGCCGAAAGCGGCTGGGGGTACAGACGATATGGACAACTTAACGGCGGCTTGTGCGCCTTGTAATCAGTCCAAGTCAGATAAGCCAATTTTTTCTAGAGGTCGTACACCCCTGACCCGCTCTATCTGTTCTCTCTCCCCGAATCAAATAAATCTACCGCCTTCGGCTTGATTTAGAAATATTTCTATGGCTACTAAAAAATTACCCAGTATTAAGCCGGATCAGGTTTTGGGACAGTTAGAGATTTCTATTATGGGTGCTTCGGGCTGGCTTAAAGAGTGTGACCAAACAGCTTTAGCACTGGCGCACCGTCTGGCTACTGTAATAGATACGGTCTGTAATACCGGTGAAGGATTAGAACAACTACCAGCACTAGCCGGACGGTATGTAGGACTATTAAAAGAATTAAAACTTACGCCACTGTCTAGAGATACAGACAGTAAGACTACAGAAAGCGTAGATAATGGCACGAAGTTCGCAGAAAACTATTTACGGCTCATCAACTCCCCGAATAGCAAGCCCACTACTGCGCGGGCTAAGTCTGGGACAGCTAGTAAGCGACCTAGCGGACGATCTGGGGCAGCCGCTCCTAGAGTGGCAAAAGTACGTTCTAAATGACGCGCTAACTATTGACGAAGAAGGTCTTTTTCAGCGTAAAACAATAGGTGTCTGTGTTGCGAGACAACAGGGAAAAACCCACTTAATGCGACTTCGGATTCTTGCCGGTTTATTTATCTTTGGCGAAAAAAATATTATCGCTATGGCTCAAAACCGCCAGCTGGCGTTAGATACTTTTAAGGAAGTAGTAGAACTAGCGGAAAGTAAAGACTATTTGCGCAAAAGAATTAAACGGGTTAGCCGCACTAATGGACAAGAAGAATTAGAAGTTTACTGCCACCATTACCCGAAAGACTGTACAGACAAACACTGCAACAGAATCAGGAAATATGGCATTAGAGCGGCAACTAGCGAAGGCTCACGCGGTGCAAGTGCCGATCTTCTGTACGTGGACGAATTGCGAGAAATTAGCCCTAGTGCTTGGACTGCCGCGACTCCCATTACACGAAGCCGAAAAAATAGTCAGATATGGATTACGACTAATGCCGGCGACGCTACAAGCGAAGTGTTAAACGATTTAAGAAGCCGCGCTTTATTGTTCGAAAGCCCGCGCTTGGGCTGGTACGAGTGGAGCGCTGAACCAAACAGCCGAATAGATGATGTTAAAGCGTGGCAAGCTGCTAACCCAGCGCTGGGCTACATTACTAGCCTAGAAGCGCTTCAGGACGCGGCAGCGCGAGACACTCCGGACGCTGTACGAACTGAAATGCTGTGTATGTGGGTAAGCAGTATTTCTAGCCCGTTCCCTTTCCAAGTGTGGGACAACTGCACAGACCCAGACTTAAAGTTACAGCCAAACTTAGAAACCTATATGGGCTTGGATCTAAACTTTATGCGCACAGACGCTTTCTTAATCACTGTCCAAAGACGAGAAGAAAAACTAGCAGTATTCTTAACCCATTGGCATAACCCAGACGGACTTAATGACGTAGCTTTAACCGGTGACCTTGCCGAACTAGCCAGAAAGTACCGAACTAGAGCGCTAGCCTTCGATCCAAAAACTGCCGGACATATTGCGCCACAATTAGCGCGCGTAGGTATCCCAGTAGCTCCGACAACTTGGGCAAGTACCCAATTTAGTATTTTCTGCGATTCTGCGCTTTCCGCTATGACCGCTGGACGGCTTGTACATACAGACCAAGATCTCCTTAATCGTCACCTACAAGCGACAGCGCGCAGACCTTCCAGCGACGGCGGCTGGAGAATAGCCCGTAGCGCCAGCGTGCAAGATATCGGGGCGGCAGTGGCTTTAGTTATGGCTGTCGGACACGCGGAAGCGCCACAGGCGCAAGTTAGCGTAAGTGTGGTGTAATAGGTTCATGATCGAAGCAGGTACATATAACAAATTTACAATTTATGCCGGCGCTAGCTGGGATAAAACTTTAACCGTAACTACTGACGGTACGCCGATTAACTGGACTGGCTATACGGCTAAAATGCAGATTAAACACACCGAAAATAGCGCCGCAGTCGTGACTTTAACTAATGGTGCTGGTATTACTTTAGGCGGCAGTGCCGGAACTATTGCTATTGCTATGACCGCTACCCAGACCGGCGTTATTATGGCTGGAATTTACCGCTTTGATTTAGAATTAACTACCGGTACACAAGTAACGCGACTATTGCAAGGAAAAATTACGGTAGAAGGGCAGATTACTACATGAGCACCATTATTAGTATTGCTGAAGATAACACGACAATTACTTTAGCCACTACCGGAATACAAGGCGCTACTGGCGCTACTGGTGCTACTGGCTCTAGCGGCGTAATTTCTGTTACTTCACCCATTACAAATTCTGGAACTTCTACGGCAGCAAACATCGGGCTAAACCAGACCGCTATTACTATTGCTAAAACCCAAGTAACCGGCACAGCAATTACAGCGGCAGACACCGGAACTGTTACAGGTACTATGATCTCTAACGGAACTATTAACGATATTGACATTAACTCCGGTGCTGCCATCGCTCCCAGCAAAATAGCTGGAACTGCTGTAATCACTACAGACTCTCGTTTATCGGACACGCGCACACCAACAGACGGAACAGTAACTAACGCCAAAATTATTTCTACCGGCTTAGATATGTCCAGCATTAACGCCGGCGCTATTACTAACTGGGCAGCTTCCACTTCATACACTAAAGGCGATCTTGTAGCCTATAACGGCGTAGCTTACCGCCGTATCGCTACCAGTGTAAGTGGATCTACTTTTGATCCCGCAAACTGGAATCAGATGACCCCAACAGTCGCAAAACAAGTAAATAGCGACTTTCAGCCCAGTACCGGAATAGATATTTTCCCAAGATTATTGGCTTCTGGAACTAGAGCGCTAGCCAGCGGGGCTAATTCTTTCATGATTTTTAACCCTGACTACAATTTATCCGTTAGCAATATAACGACCCTATGCACTACCGGCGGAACTGATACAGGCGGTACAACAACTCGCAGAATGGGCTTGTTTACAGTAAACCCGACAACCAACGCTTTTACTCTAGTCGCTAGAACTGCTTCAGACGCGACTTTATGGAATACATCAAGCACACTATATACACGCGCTTTAGACGCTACTGGCGGATACCCAACCTCATACAATTTAATAGCAGGTAACACTTACGCTGTAGGGGTAGTCGCCTACAATACTGGCGGCACATTCGGTACGCCAACTCTAGTTGGCACACCAAGCTTAAATTCTGCGCTCACTCCACTAAGTCCTGCTATGTTCGGACAATTAACCGGACAAACTGACCTAAATACCGGTAACACAATTACGACAGGAACAAGCACCGGTTTATGGGCAAGGCTTACCTAATGGCTTGCCGCTCCGGCTGTCCTACACAGGACTGCCCAGACTATGCGACTTGCTGCCAAAGCATAGCCATAAATAAGACCAGCCTTAAAACAAAATAAACACGCCTAATGAGGTAAAAGCAAGAAACACTGGGCTTCTTTAGTCACTGAATACAAGTAAGGTAATAATGTGGGTTTATTTAATGCTTTCAGGATTACACCCACATTAGACGCGCCTAAAATTGACGTTACCGCAGCCAGTGGCGCTTACTTTCCACAGTCTATGCAGACTATGGGACAAAATACCCTTACCTATGTAGACCGTAATCAAGCTATGACAGTACCGGCAGTCGCAAGAGCGCGTAACATTATTGCCGGCACTATTTCGACGCTTCCTATGAAGTCCTACATAGACTCCAGCGGTGTAGAGATCGAAGGTAGAAGCCTAGTAGAGCAGCCCGATCCAGCTGTTCCCCGCCAGATTACTTTAGCGTGGACTATAGACGATCTAATCTTTTACGGTGTCGCTTATTGGGAAGTGCTGACACTTTCACCCATTGACGGCAGACCAGATCGCGCAAGGCGTGTAGATCCGACACGCGTAAACTATTTCACTGACCCAATTACCCAAACTATTACCGGATATTCAGTAGACGGAAAAGAGCGACCAAGAAGCGGCACTTCTAGTCTTATTGTTTTCTGGAGCTTCGAAGAAGGCGTATTAGCGCGCGCTGCACGTACTATTCGCGCCGCTATCGAACTGGAAGCCGCCGCGCTCCGTATGGCTCAAGAGCCAGTCCCGCAGATGATCCTAAAAAATGAAGGTATGAACCTTCCGGAACAGCAAAAAGAAGCCCTTCTTTCTGCTTTCCGTACAGCCCGCGCTAACCGCTCAACAGCATACGTCGAAGGCGCAATTACTTTAGACGTAGTAGGTTTTGACGCGGCGCAACTTCAGCTAGTGGAAGCGCGCCAGCACGTAGCGACGGAAATTAGCCGCGTAATGGGTATCCCTGCTTGGTATCTCAACGCAGAAAGCGCCAGCGCCACCTATTCGAACGTATCTTCGGAACGTCGAAGCTTGCTGGATTTCTCGCTTAGAAATTTCGTTCACATACTAGAAAGCCGCTTAAGTATGGACGATCTCACGCCACGCGGACAGCAAGTAGAATTCGAACTAGACGACTATCTACGGGGCAACGCTCCAGAGCGGGTAGATATTGTTACCAAACTTCTTAGCGCTGGAATTATTACAGTAGAAGAAGCTAGGGCTATGGAAGATTTAGCACCGACAGGAGTACCGATAGAAAATGCCTAAAACCTATCTAACATTCAGCGCACAAGTAAGCGCAGCCGATACCGAAACGCGCACCATTAAAGGGCTAGTAGTACCTTTCGGCAAAGTGGGTAACACTTCAGCCGGTAAAGTAGTTTTCGAACTGGGAAGCATTAGCGACCCAGACCCAAGCGCGGTTAAGTTTCTTCTACAGCACGACCCAGCGCGACCTATTGGACGCGCCGCCGCTTTCGATATTGTGCCTTCTGGCATTATGGGAAGCTTTAAAGTTTCGTCCACTACTGCCGGAAATGATGCGCTTGTAGAAGCGTCAGACGGTCTTAGGGACGGGTTAAGCGTGGGCGCTAGTGTTCACGCTTTCGAAATGAAAGAAGGAGTTATGCACGTTACCAGCGCTTCTATAGATGAAGTTAGCCTAGTACACGCTCCCGCTTTTACGGACGCAAAAGTTACAGATGTTGCCGCTAGTGAAAATGATGAACTGGAAACGGAAACGGCACAAGAACCAACAGCCCAAGAAGGGGAAAAAATGAGCGAGGAAACCGCTACAACTGAAGTAGAGGCAAGCGTACCGGTAGTCACTGCCGCTGCTCCTGCTTATACTTCCGTACGCAGTCCGATCACTTCGGACAGCACATACCTAGAGCACAGTATTAAGGCTGCTTGCGGTAACGAAGATAGCCGCCAGTATGTTCGCGCAGCTGACGACGCTATGACCAACAATACGGGCGTTAATCGTCCCTCTACCCAGTCGCGCTTTATCGACAGCCAGATCGGGATTACTTCAGCCATTGACGCTATCGGACGTACGCCACTTATTGCTAACGGTATGACCTTCGAAACTCCACGCTTCCTAACTGATCCAACAGTGGCAGACGTGGCAGAAGGCGGAGCACCTAGCGAAACCGGCATTACTGGCGATTTCATTGTAAACACTGTAAAGAAGGCAAGTGGCTTACAGCGTATGAGCTTTGAGCTGCTGGATAGGTCTTCACCGCAATTTTACGAAGCGATGGTGCAAAAGCTCCAGAAAGCCGCCGCTAAAGCAGCCGATACCGCAGTATTGACCGCGCTAGGAACTAGTGGCACTTTGCCTACGACTACTTACGCAGCTGACGCAGCTGGGCTTATTGCCTACTGCTCAACTGAAAGCGTAGCCGCGCTAAGTGGAACAGGTGAATTCGCTACAGCCCTTATTGCTTCTCCAGCACACTGGGCAGCAATTCAGGGCTACACCGATACCACCGGACGACCACTATTTATGTCTACAGGCGCTACTTCTAACGCAGCCGGTACAGCTACCAGCCGCAGCCTTCGTGGAAATGTACGGGATCTAGATCTTTACGTAGATCCTTTCTTTGCTACTACTGGCATTGTGGACAATAGCGCGTTTATTATCACTCCGGACGCTGTGAAGTATTACGAAAGCCCACAGCGCCTACTTCAGGTAAACCAACTCACAAGCGGCGAAGTGGAAGTGAACCTATATCACTACTACTGCGTGACGGTGGAAAAGCCGCTTGGCGTACGTAGATTTAACCTGACATAAATTCAGGTTAGTTAAGCCTGACTGGCGGCGCTGTTCCGTCGCCGCCAGTCAGCCCACTACATAGAAAGGTAGAGAAATGGCAAAAATAGACTTAGACACTTTTAGAGCTGTCTTAGGTGTTTCCACTATCTACACTGACGCAGACCTACAGCAAGTAGCAGACGCGGCAGAAGATCTAGTAGACGGGCTTTTAACCTATAACCGCGCATACATTACGGCGGCTACAGTCCAAACAAATACGGCAACTTTCTACACTTCTAATAGTCACACTTTATCTATTGGTAAACAGGTAACTATTTCGGGGTGCGGTGCTCCTTTTGACGGATTACGCACAGTAGCGGACAAAGGCAGCTTTTGGTTTACTGCTTTGATTACTACTAGCGACACTGAAGTTATTTACTACAAGCCGACAGGTACAGCGCTGACATATTCCCAGACGGGACAATATGACGCAGTGCCGGCAGTACGGGAAGCCGCTTTGGCTATTGGTGTAGAAATATTTCAGCAGCGTGTAGCTGGCGGCGGTATGGTGCAAACAGTGGACTACCAGCCCAGCCCGCACAAGCTAGGACGCGCACTATTAACTCGTGTACATGGACTGCTAGCGCCATACATGGACTCTGGAAGCTTTGTGGGCTGAAATGTCGCTAACTGAAACTAGGCAAGAGCTAGCAGACCTCTTAGAACAGTCTGGCTACACTACATACGCTTACCCTAAAGAGCAGATGTACGCGCCTTTTATTACGTTAGT